TCCTTTGATTACTTAGAGGAGTTTTACACAGAACTTAAAGATATTGAAGTTGTTGGTAACATTTACGAAAATCCAGAATTATTAGGAGAATAAAATGAGATATGAAAATACACATGCTGAACTTTTAGAAGCACAGCTTGTAATTGGTAAAGCAGTTATTGAAAGCATGCTAGAACTTATTCCTAAGAAAGGCACAGAAAAGGCAACTATCCCTGTGACTATTGAGGGTTATGAATTTGAAGTTGAGGTGAAAATAAAATGACTTTTATGGAAGATCATCCGGAATGGTATGGTACTTATAGCGATTACCATCAAGAAATTGTAAAGCAGAAAACACCTCAAGAACTTGAGGAAGAAGTTGAACAATTAAGAGCAAAGGTAGACAAATTGGAGAAATGTATTACTGACCTAAAATACATTGTGGCTAGTTGGTAATTGAAGGAGTCTGATAATGAATAAAAAAGAAGCGATTGATAAAATTAAAAATATAGGTACGCTTAAAATAAACGATACAGTATTACATCAACAATTTGAAATGGTTGATAAGAACAAGGTATTAGACATTATCTCCCAAATCGACGAACCGAAAAAAGTTGTTGTACCGAAATTTGTTGCTTACTGGTATGAAGAAAATAAAGACGATCTCGAATATAACTTATACAAGCTTTGTACAGACTTCCGTGAACAAAAACTGCGTGAAGATTTCCACGGATGGTTTAATGATGACAATAACAAATCTATAGAAACATTAGTGTTGATGCATAAATTTTGCTATGAGGTCGAGAAAGAAAAACTGTATACAGTTGAGATACCGAATCCAAACAGTAAATATTGCAAAACGTATCTTGGTAGAAATAAATATGGCGAAGTAGAGCTTTTCAATTGGAACGGGTATTCATCAATTGATTTTGCTGATAACTGGAAACAAGAAGATAATGCACACCTGACAGAATCAGAAATCAAGAAAGATTTTGAATGGGCTTGGCAGTTTGCGGAAGAGGTGGAAGAATGATTAAAAAGTATATTAAAACAACACCTATTGGAGCGGTACAAGTGACACCAGATAATCATGAAGAAGTTGAGGCATTTGCTTATCCACAAGAAATAACTTATGGATATGAACTTATAATGCACTCAATTGACACGATTGAAGGCAAAATGCGTTTCTCAGATGGTGATTATCTCATTAAAAATCAAACTGGTGAATGCTATGTGTGTGCTAAAAATATTTTTGAGAAAACTTATAAAGAGGTAGAAGAATGAAAATTGAAGAAGTATTTTGTGACGAATGTTTTAAATGGTGGAAAGTGGAAGAGCTGGATGATGATCTTGATGGGGAGCTGTATTGTGATGAATGCAAAAGCATCCTAGCTCGCACAGACAAGTACAATCAAGAAAAGCCGAGAAAATACACAGTCAGAGTCAAAGGTATTGATGGACGCTTCAATTGGCTCATGTATGATGTCCAGTTAAAAAAATACGTTTTTGGAGCTTTCGGAAGTCGAGATTGCCAAAACATTTTTACTGAAACGCAGTTGTCAAGAGATGACTTAGGGCATATGTTGTATAACGATGCTTTTGAAGTTAGAGAGGTGGAAGATGACACCAAAATTTAGAGCGTGGACAGAAGAAGGAAAAGTGATGTATTACGATGTCTATCCTTTCAAAGACGATACTTTATTGTTAAGTTATGACGAAATTGCTTTTGATGAAGTGCCAGCAAGCGATTTTATCCTTATGCAATACACAGGGCTTAAAGATAAAAAAGGAGAGGAAATTTTTGAGGACGATATTGTTAAGTTTTCTGACTGTGATGATGACGTGTATGTAACTCCTGCGGTGTGGGATAAGAATTATGCTTGTTTCGGTGTATCCTTTACTGGAAAGTATCCAATATCCTTTGATTATTTAGAGGAGTTTTACACAGAACTTAAAGATATTGAAGTGGTAGGCAACATTTATGAAAATCCTGAATTAGTAGGAGGGAGAATAAAATGAAAAAATTTGAAGTTGAGAAAAAATCAATAACCCACAATGGTATCTAGCAAGGTTCGAATCCTTGCGTGGGTATAGCCCAGAGCTAAAAATAAAAAGAAAGTGGGACCCAAAAATGAACATTTTTCTGGGCGATGTTCTAGGGACTTAATCATGATTCACCTTTAAAAAACGCAGGTATGTTTTAATATTTAGTTTATTGTTAGGTGTTTCGCTTTTTAAAACTTTATAAACTTTTAATTTGGTGCTCACGCTTGGCGCTTTAAGACGGTTCGAATCTGTCTGTGGGTATTAACCCGAAATAAAAATATGAAATGAGGTGGTATGAACCACTTCTTCTTACAAAAATTAGTACACAGCTGATAAGGTCATCGGGTTACTTATTGGCAAAATATAGCGAAATAAAAACAGAAAAGAGGTATTCCTTAAAATTTATTTTCTTTAAAATCTAAAGCAGTTATCGCTAGCTGTTACTATGTAAGGCGTCACCATTTTCTAATTATATACACAATGTGCTTCGTTCGCCTGAGCACACAAAAAAAAGCCTGCTCGGGCAAGCAGACTAACACATATAGAAAACTAACTATATTATACCAAAATATGGAGAGGTTTTCATGAAAACTTGTGAACGTTTACGAAAAATTCAATGGCTAGATGATTACATCGAAAGTCAAATGAATCAATTACAAAAATTGGAATCTCAAGCGCTCAAAATCAACGCTAGTCCATTGCAAGCTGATAAAGTCCAAAATGGAAATCGCAAAAAAAGAGATGATCTATATGTTGAACTAATTTCAACGAAAGAAGAAATTAAAGAGTATACAGCTGAAGCGATGAAACAAAAGCGCGCTTTTAGAAAACAGATTGCAGAAATTCCAGATTTGGAAGCTAGAGGTTTGTTGCAGATGGTTTATATTGACCGTTTGTCTATCGATAAAATATGTGAACGCAGAGGCTGGACAACACGTAAGACGTATTATGTTTGGCTTAGACGAGCAGAGGCTTTCTTGGAAGATTGATTTCTCAATCTTCTTTTTTTATGGGTTTTCGGATTTCAAATCCGTAAACCTATGCAGGCTTACTAATAGTAAGAGTACATGCGGTAACAAAATGTTACAATACGTTTCGATAAAGGATAAATATAAATTAAATGTTATTAAATATACAACAACTGTAAGTGCAGGTAACTTTTAAAGTGGTAATATAGTATTATCAAATAATAAGGATAAGGCAGTAGCAATAGCTATTGTCTTTTATTTATGCAAAGAAAGGGGTGATAAGGTTGCCAATGGTACGAAGGTGTAAATATACAAGTTGTCATACATTAGTAGAAAGACCAGCATATTATTGTGATAAGCATAAGCAATATGAGGCTGAGTATGCCAAGCAACGCGAGGCCTACAGTCGTACATATTACAACAAACGTGTTCGCAATAAAGATGAAGACAATCGAGAACGTTATCAATTTTATCGGTCAAAGACTTGGTCTTCGCTTCGCAAGCAAGCTTTGGAACGTGATCATTATCTTTGTCAGTATTGTTTGGCTAATGACATCAAACGACCTAACTCAAACATTGGTGACCACATCACGCCAGCTGAAATAGCTCCAGAATTACGCACGGATTTATCAAACATCGCAACAGCGTGCAGAGATTGCGATAACGTTAAACGTAAGCTAGAGCAAGAAATTTATGGGACTGGGCAAGGAAACACGCATAGAAACACGAAATTAAGGCTCTCAGTGAGCCAGTGGTCTGGATTGATAGCCCGCAAAAAGAGAGACACCCTAGAAGGGCTCTAAAATGCCCTGTATGGCGTTTTAATACTCGGGAATATAATTATATTCGAGACGCTTTAAAATAACCCCCGCCCCCTATTTTGGGGCAAGGAGAGCCACCACAAGGTGTCCGCTTGCGCCAAGCGCCAATTTTTCAGATTTTTAAGGGGTGTCATGATTCAAATTGAAAGGAGAAATGATGAGGGGTTAAGAATCCGTATTATCAGCAGAACGATGGGCGTTTAGCGACTGATCCGCCCGAGTATTTGGGAAACGTTGCTAGGGAAACTTATCGTAGAATTCGCCCGTTTTTAGAAAGTACAAACAAGGTTCAACGCATTGATACGTTTTTGGTTGAAACCTACTGTACGAATTATGAAATTTACAAGCTTGCTTATGAAGACATTAAACAAAATGGGATTCAACAGGAAATGAAGAAACCTATTCAAGCTCAAGGGTCTGGTGAGATTCTCGGTGAGCAGTCGCTTGGTTTTAGAAAGAATCCAGCAGTCGCCACAATGAAGGATGCAGTGGACACTTTAAATAAAATAGGCGTACAGCTCGGCTTAACACCCAAAGGCCGCCAGGAACTTATGGAAATTGCGAGCGAACAGGCGGATAACCGCGAAGTTAAAGATAAGATGAAAGAATTCTTTGGATAGAAAGAGGTGAGGAAACATAGTTGAGATTGATTTAACAAAAACAAAAGATGTAATCGGTGCTTATCAAAGTATCGATTTTTCTTTTGTCCGCAAAAAATACACGGACGCTGGCACACAGTACTGTTTTAACGTGCTAGACGAAAAGATAATCACTGGTTACAAAATTAAGTTAGCTTGTTTCCGTCACCTGCGAGACTTGCAAAGACAGGGCCAAGAGGACTTCCCTTATGTATATTCGGTTGATGTGTTTAATCGCTTTTTGAAATTCTTGTCGTTAGTGCCAAACGTTGATGACTTGTCTCAAAAACTTGAGCCAATGGACTGGCAGCTGTTCATTTTCAGCCAAATGTATGCATGGCTTGATTTGGACGGTCTACCACGGTTTTCAACCATTGTCTTATCAATGGCCCGTGCGCAAGGGAAAACGATGATTGCTGGCATCTGTCTTAATTATTCGTTTTTAATTGAAACTATCGGTCTAAGTAACAAAGACTTTCTTGTTAGTTCGCTAAACTTTGAACAAACAATGAAGCTCTATGGCTATGTCAGCTCGATGATGGAACGAATTATTGAAAACGAGCCGTTTAAGTCGCTAGCAACAGAGATTGGCTTAAACTTGTATGCGCGAGAAATTAAAGCGTCCGTCGATAACAACAGCATTAAAACCATTTCATTTGAGTCTGGCAAGTTTGATGGTAAGCACTTCAAGATGGCAGTAGCTGACGAGGTTGGTGAGCTAAAAACAGATGAAGGAATTTCAAAAATCACATCTGGTCAGGTTAATACCGAAGGCTCTCGATTTATTGAGATTTCAACATCTTATCAAACGCCTGACGTTCCGTTTCATCGAGAACAAAAGAAACTCATTGAGATCATGGAACGTGATTTTGACCGTTCTGGTGATGATCAGCTTTGTTTGATTTGGTCGCAAGACAATTTAGAAGAAACGTTTCAGCCAGAAACATGGGCTAAAAGCAATCCGCTGTTAAATCACCCAGACTTGAAAGATAGCCTTATGAAAGGTTTGCTTTCTGAACGTGATAAAAAGATGCTTATGGGTAAGCTTGCTGACTTCCAAGTCAAAAACATGAATTGTTGGTTACTTGCTGACAGTAACAGCTTTCTTGATTTAAAAGATATCGAAAACGCGGTTATCCCTGAATTTGATATACGAGGTAAGCGCGTGTACGTTGGCCTTGATGCGTCAATGTTTAGCGATAACACAGCGATTGGCTTTGTATATCCATATTTAGGCGAAGATGGTAGCCGAAAATGGCACGTTGAGCAACACAGTTTCATTCCTTGGCAACAAGCAGGTTCGCTTGAGGCAAAAATGGAACAGGACGGCGTTAATTATCGAGATTTGGAAGAAAAAGGCTACTGTACCATCACAAGCCATCCACAAGGACTTATCAATCCAGAGGAGGTTTATCGCTGGTTTTGTGATTATGTCGAAGACAACGCACTTGACGTTGTCTTTTTTGGTTATGACGCTATGGGGGTGTCTAAGATTATTAAAGCGCTAGAGGCTAACACAAGCTTTCCTTTAATGCCAATTAGACAACGTACAAGCGAATTGAAAGACCCTACCAAGTTTTTGCAAACGCTGTTCATTGAGGGCAATATTACACGAATTGATGATGAAATTATGCGAAAAGCCTTAATAAATGCGGTAATTAAAGAAGATAACATCGGCATTCAGGTAGACAAAATGAAATCGACTTACAAAATTGACGTGGTAGATGCGCTTATTGATGCGTTCTATGACGGAATGTATGCGTTTGAAGATTATGCGATTACTAACAATCCAACATGGAAAGTAGAACATATGTCGCAAGAGGCTGTTTTGAATTGGTTGAAAAACCCAGAAAGTGGCCTGTTAGACGATTATTAGAGGTGAAAATAACAATGATTTTAAAGTTTTTTAAGGCAATTTGGTCTGTTTTTGATGTGATTATGTTCGTTTTAGCGGCGATTTCTGCTAATTTAACAACATTTTACCAACAGCACGTTGCTTTTGGTATCAGTATGACAATTACATTCATTCTAGCTGGTTTAATCAGCGAATTAATTTCTGGGAAAGGAGAAAAATGATGGTATCAGCAATTTTAAATGCAGCACTAGTAATGATGGGCGTATTTGTGTTCTTAGTGTTTCTTGTTCTCAGTTTTTTCGCATTATTGCCTATTTTAGCTTTTATCTTTTGCGTAATCGCAGAACTTTATAAGTGGATTAAGTCAAAGCTTGATTAAGCAGTCGCTTTAGAAAGGAGGTGAGAATATTTGCCGATTTTTAATTTTATGAATCAGACGACCGAAAGCCCACCGGCTACACAATTCTTTAGTGATGATGATTATAACTTTCTGAAAACCAATTTAACGGGTAATGAATGGGTGTCTGCTAAGTCAGCGCTGAAGAATTCGGATTTGTTTTCAATCATCAATCAACTTTCGAATGATTTAGCTACAGTTCGGATTAAAGCTAATAAGCGCATGCAAGGCATCGTTGATAATCCGACTAACAATTCAAACCGTTTTGGGTTTTATCAATCTATCTTTGCTCAATTGCTTTTGGGCGGTGAGGCATTCGCTTACCGCTGGCGCAACGAGAATGGAAGAGATGTCAAATGGGAATTCTTGAGACCTTCGCAAGTCAGTATGAATCCTATTGATTACGAGCATGGGCTTTATTACAACATCACGTTTGATGATCCCAAAATTGGAGCGAAAATGAACGTTCCGCAAAACGATGTCTTGCATTTTCGTCTGCTGTCTGTGGACGGTGGCAAGACAAGTGTTAGCCCGCTTATGGCGCTCACTAGAGAGCTGAATATTCAGAAAGCTAGCGATAATCTAACGCTTAATTCGCTTAAGAATGCCTTGAACGCTAACGGAATCTTGAAAATCAAGGGTGGTGGCCTACTAGACTTCAAGACTAAACAATCACGTTCGCGTCAAGCCATGAAACAGATGAATGGTGGTCCGCTAGTTTTGGACGACTTGGAAGACTTTCAACCGCTTGAAATCAAGTCAAACGTGGCTCAATTGCTTAGTCAAGCTGATTGGACAACAGGTCAATTCGCTAAAGTTTACGGCATTCCTGAAAATGTCGTCGGTGGAAAAGGCGATCAGCAATCATCTTTGGATATGTCTATGAATGTCTATGCTAAAGCAGTCGCAAGATATTTAAGACCGTTTGTTAGCGAACTAACCAATAAGTTAGGTTGCGACATTGATTCTGATTTATTCCCAGCGGTTGACCCGACAGGTGCAAACTACATTAAACGTATTAGCGAGTTGGTTAAGACTGGTGTAGTTGCTCAAAATCAAGGTTTGTACATGTTGCAACAAGCCGAAATTTTGCCTAAAGATTTGCCAATTGGCGAGAACATGAACAGCATTAAACAGCCATTGAAAGGAGGTGAGAAAAATGGGGAAGATTGATATTAAAGGCGACATCGTTAGTAATGAATATGGTGCTTTTTATGATTTTTGGGGCATGGATAGCGTCTATCCTAAAAAAATTCAACAAGCATTAGAAGCTGACACTGACGAAGAAATCACTTTGGACGTTGCTTCTAATGGCGGTAGTGTGTTTGCAGCGAGTGAAATCTATACAATGCTAAAAGCTAGCGGAAAACACATCGTTGTTAACATTCAAGGTTTAGCGGCATCTGCGGCCTCTGTCATTTCAATGGCAGGCGACACAGTTCGTATTAGTCCGACGGCCCAACTGATGATTCATAAAGCATCAAATGATGCTTGTGGAAACGCAGACAGCATGCGTAAAAACGCTGATATTTTAGATAGCATTGATGCATCGATTGTTAATGCCTACATTTTGAAAACTGGCATGAAAGAATCTGATTTGATTCAGCTTATGTCAAACGAAACGTGGATGAATGCTCAAACGGCTGTTGATAAAGGTTTTGCTGATGAAATTATGTTCGTGGACGCAAACAAGCCACTTATCACTAATTCTTTGCATGTGCTACCAAGCCGTGAGGCACTTAATAAGTTTTACAACATGCAGTTTAAAGAAAAAAATACAGAAGCTAACAAAGCGCTCGAAGATGAAATTGAGAAACGAATCTTCAGCGCCAAAACAATTACTCAAACACAACCAAGTCAGCCTACAAACTCAGTACGAGAACGTAAGCTGGCTATTTTATTGGACAAAAAAGGAGAAAATTAATGGATATTAACACACTTAACAACCTTTGGGTCGAAGCAGGTCACAATGTTGAAGACCTTAACGAACAGATTAACAATGCTTTGAACAATGACGACTTTTCAGCAGAAGCTTTTGCTGATTTGAAAACAAAACGTGACAATGCTAAAGCGAAACGTGATGCTTTGAAAGAGCAATTGGTTGAAGCACAAGCGCAAACTGTCATTGAAACACCAAAAGCACCGCTTAACGATGAAGAATTGGAAATCAAAGACCAATTTGTTAACGACTTTAAAAATCTTATCCGTGGTAACTACACTCAAATCAAGAATATGGTTTCATCTGATGAAACAGATGGTGCTGGACATGCTGGTTTGACTATCCCAAAAGATATTCAAACAACAATTCACACTTTGGTACGTCAATTTGAATCATTGCAACAATACGTTAATGTGGAACACGTTTCAACTACATCTGGTAGCCGTGTTTATGAAAAATGGTCTGATATTACAGCTCTTGCTGAAATTGATGAAGAAGGCGCTACAATTGGTGCTAATGATGACCCACAATTGACAACAATTAAATACCTCATCAAACGCTATGCCGGTATTTCTACTGTCACTAACTCACTTTTGAAAGACACTGCCGAAAACATCATCGCTTGGCTATCAAACTGGATTGCTAAGAAAGTCGTTGTTACTCGCAATGTCAAAATTATTGAAGCAATCGATACATTGCCAACTAAGCCAACACTTGCAAAATGGGATGACATCATTGACCTTGAAGCAAAAGTTGACCCAGCCATCAAACCAACTTCAATGTTCTTGACTAATACGTCTGGTTTCACAGCGCTTAAGAAAGTCAAAGATGCAATGGGCAACTACCTAATGCAACGTGATGTGAAATCACCTACAGGTTACGTAATTGATGGCTTCCCTGTTAAAGAAGTTGCTGACCGCTGGTTGCCAAACAAAGGTACAGCGCGCCCATTATACTTCGGCGATTTGAAACAAGCTGTCACTTTATTTGACCGTGAAAACATGTCGTTGCTTGCTACAAATATTGGTGCTGGTGCGTTTGAAACTGACACAACTAAAATTCGTGTCATTGACCGATTTGATGTTCGTACAGTTGATAGCGAAGCTTTTGTACCTGCATCATTTACAGCGATTGCAGACCAAACAGCTAACTTCGCAGCAACTACAGCAGGAGCTTAAGAGAGGTTGAGAAATGAGCGTTACCAAAAATGATGTGATGTTAGCACTAAACTTAGACGAGAGTGACGACGTTGCGCTTATCCCAGCATACATCACAACAGCTGAAACATATGTCAAGAATGCTGTCGGTAACGCTGACGGCTTTTTTGAGCAAGAAAACGTTAAGCCACTCTATGACACAGCGGTACTTGCACTAGCAAGCTCATATTACACGTATCGTGTGGCTTTAACAGATACTATGACTTATCCTATCGATTTGACTTTGAACAGTGTTATAGGCCAATTGCGTGGCTTGTACGCTGTTTATTGCGAGGGGGATGTAAATGGCTAGAAAACAGTACAAACCAACCGATTTCAGAAACAAAGCTGAATTTGGTGCTTACGAATCAGTGGCTAATCCATTCACAGGTGTTAGCGTGCCTAAATTCGTACCAAAATTTACATTGCATTACAAGCCTCATACACGCACGCTCAATCAGCAATATTTGGCGATTTCAGCGGGTGAAAGTGAATCACGGATAATTGTCATAAGACATAATTCAAAAGTTATAGAAGGGCTGGCAGTGCGTTTAAACGGAGCTGTTTACAACGTTGATAAAATCAGCCCTGACGAAAACTTTGGATTAAACAGGTATGACTTTGTTACGTTAAAAAAATCAGAAAAGGTAGGTAAGTAGCCATGGTGGGTTTGGATAAAGCTTTGGAAGAATGGTTGGAAACAGTTCAAAATGTTGGAAATTTATCGTTTGCGGAACAATCTAGGATAACTCAGGCAGGGGCAGAGGTTTTCAGGGAAGAGCTGGCTAAAGTCACGAAAGAAAAGCACTATTCAAAACACGAAGATCCAAAATATGGGCACATGGCAGATAGCTTATCTATCCAAAAAACGAGCGTAGATGGGCAAAGAAACGGTAAATCAACTGTGGGTTGGGAGAACCGCTATCACGCTCAAAACGCTAGACGTTTGAACGACGGCACGAAGAAATATCAAGCGGACCACTTTGTAACAAAAGTGCAGAATGACAGTACTGTTCAAAAGAAAGTGCTGTTAGCTGAACAAGCGGAATACGAAAAAATCATGCGAAAGAAAGGAGCTAAGTGATGCTAGCAACATTAACATTAAAAGAATTGATTTCTGGTAAAGAATTCAGTGAAATAAGCGAAATATATGTGAACAACCTACCAAGAGAAATTCAAGAAAATACTGATAAGACAATTATGTTGCTAAGAGAATCAGGCGCTTTTCTTGATATGTTTGGCAATGATAGCTTTTTCGGCAAAACGAATCAAATCGAAGTCCAGATTTTTTATAAATTAGACGTTGATTTTGATATTGACGCGTTCGAAACAAGATTGATGAAATTTCTTGTTTCGGAACATTATAAAATCACAGATATTAGAGAGCACACACTAGACCCCGACACACTACAGATGACGGCGGTCTTTTATGTTGCTCACGGAAAAATTTTAAAAGGAGAATAATTACATGGCAATTGTCGGGTTAAAAATGGTTAAACTAGCGTTGGTTGACGCTAAAACACAACAGATCATTAAAGGTGAGCAAGGGCTTTCTGCTGATGGTATTTTGGCGGTTGACAGCTCAATGCTTGGTACTAAAACAGCGAACATTTCAAACATGGAAGGACAGGCTACAAAAGTTAATGGTAACAACGCAGTTCAAGATGTTATTGTTGGACCCGGTTCACCAACAGTAGCACTTGACTTTAACAATCTTGATTTTGAAGTCAAACAAAAACTATTAGGTTTCAAATCAGACAGCAAAGGTGGATATGTAATGCAGGGTGATAAACCACACGTAGCATTGCTTATCGAATCTGAAACGCTTGACCGTGCGCATTCTGTGTATTTTGGTTTTGGTAATGGAATTATGCAAGAAACAGCGCAAAACGTTGCTACTGACACAGACACAGCGCAAACACGAGAAGATGACAATATGACTTATAACGCTTTATCTACTAAAGCGTTTGGTGGTGAATCTATCAAGAAATTCTATTCTGGCGCATCTGGCTTTGAAGAAGCTAACATGCTTAAAGAAGTGTTTGGTGGCTATACACAAACTGCAGCACCAGCAGGAGCATAATTTTTTAGGTTGGATTTTTAATCCAGCCTTTATTTTTTAAGTTAAGGAGAAAGACAATGGAAGTTAAAACAATCACTATCCCAGAATTACGCAAGAAAGCGTTCGAAGTACACACTAGCATTCGAAACATGAAACGCATGTTCGCTTATCAACTAGCTGTTGCTAAAGTAAGCGACGAACTCGATAACGATGATGTCGTTGGTCAAATTAGTGCTAGTTTGAAAGGTTTAGACGAAACACTCGCTTTTGTTCGTGCGATTTTAGATCTTGATGATGACGCTTATGAAAAATTGCTTGACTTGGACAGCGAACGTGTTCAAAAGATTTCTGAAACAATCACAGGTTACATGCTTGGTTTGAGTGATGAACAGTTGGAAGAATCAAAAGGTGAAGAAAGCCCAAAAAAATAAAAACGGCTGGTGAACAAGTTTTTGAACTTGAAAACAGGATTGAAGATTTAAAACTAATCATCAAACAAGCACTCATCAACTTCGGTTGGACAATTGATGAATGTAATGACACTGATTATTATGAGTTGATGTCCATCATGAGCGCCAAAGAAGCAGAAGATAGGGTTGTTGACCCATTGTCTCTTCTTTGATTTTTAAGGAAAGGAGGAAGTAATGGCAAACAAAATAAACGCCACGATGTCAACAGAGATTTCATTGAACACAATCGAGGCCAGCAAGTCTATTAAGCATTTGACACAATTGGTTAGCAGTGCCACAAGCGCATGGAAAGCTCAAGAAGCGCAATTAAAAAGCGCCGGTGACACTTTAGGCGCAGCACAAGCTAAGTATGATGGTTTAGGTGATGCGATTAAGCGTCAACAAGCTAAAATTGAAAGTTTAAAGCGTGAGCAATCAGACTTAAAGGGAAACACTGCTGAAACGGCTGAACAATACCTAAAATACCAACGTCAAATAGACCAAGCCACAACAAAACTAGCTTCGATGGAAAGCCAACAGCAAAAAGCGAAGTCCAGCCTTGATTATTACAAGTCTGGCCTAGCTGGTCTGCAACAGCAATTTAGACAGCAGAACGAAGCTTCTGAAACATATATTAAACGGCTTCAAGCGGAAGGCAAAGAGAATGAAGCCAACGCGGAAAAGTCCAAGCATCTAAAAAGCTCGATTGAAAACCTCACGAATCAATATAAGATTCAAGAGAGCATGCTCGAAAAAGTCGCTGCTGAGTCTGGAAAGACAAGCGATAAATACCTTCTTCAAAAGAAACGTTTAGACGAAACAGCCACAAGCTTAGCCAATGCAAAAAACGAGCAAGAGAAGCTTAATGAAGAGTTCCGAAAAGCTAACCCAACGTTTTTCGACAAAATAAAGGCAAAAGCTAGAGAATCTGCGAATGAAATGCAATCACTTACCGAAAAAGCGACGCATACCAATTCCGTTTTAGGTTCTTTCCGTGAAAAGCTCTCGTTTGGTGCCGTTGCCGGTTTAGCGCAGACAGCTATTCAAGGCGTCACTAGCACTTTGAGTGGCATGACTGGCGAAGTGATGAACACTTCTGACGCGATTGAAAAATTCCAGTCAACAATGAACTTTGCGGGTAAGACTAAGGAAGAAACAGAAGAAGCCACCAAGCTTTTTAAGAAATATGCAGATGATACTGTGTATGACTTGAATGACATCACAAACACCGGTGCGCAACTAGCCGCCAACGGAATTAAGAGTTACAAAGAACTTGCGATTGCAGCAGGGAACCTCAACGCTGTGGCGGGCGGTAACGCAGATACTTTCAAATCTGTAGGCATGGTGTTAACACAAACGGCAGGTGCTGGTAAGTTGACAACTGAGAACTGGAACCAAATGGCTGATGCCATTCCTGGTGCGTCTGGCAAGTTGCAAGAAGCGTTGAAAAATGCTGGCGCTTATACCGGGGACTTCCGAGACGCAATGGCAAAAGGCCAAATTTCTGCGGAAGAGTTCTTGAAAGCCATTCAAGATTTAGGATCGACCGATGCAGCAGAAGAAGCGGCGCGTTCAACCAAAACTTTTGAGGGTGCAATCGGGAACTTAAAAGCCACGGTAACCACTGGTATGACGAATGTTCTGGATGCTTTCGGTAAAGAAAAAGTTACAGGGACTATCACCAAGTTTGGTGACATTGTTGCTAAAGCTTTTGGAAAAGTGGCAGACGGCGTTAAGTGGATGAAAGACAACATAAGCGTTATCACCATGGGCCCGCTGGGGCGATTCGCGAACGTGGTCAAGATGACTTTTGGGCAAGTAGTTGAGTCCTTTAACAAGGGTAAGGGCGCAATCGGGGATTTCTTAGAAAAACTCGGAACTATTTACTTGAATTTTAGCGGCGCCGGCTGGCAAGTTATGACCGATGCTGTTGCAGGTATTTCTAATGGTTTTGAAAGTATTTCAAGAAACATGAAAGACTCTGAATCACCGATGAGTGCTTTTAAAAACGGATTTGAAAAAATTGTCGGCTTGTCAGACAAGTTCTTCATGTACATCTATAATCATACTGGCGATATTGTTCAAATCGTCTCAAGTGTGACAGAAATTGTAGGTTTGTTCGCCCAAGGCGTGTGGGACACTGTTTCAGACGCGATTAAAGAGATTGGAAAAGGATTCTCTGCAATCTTTAAGAACAGCAAAAAGTCGTTTGACCCAATTTCAAAACTTTCTGGCGCTGTCCAAGAACTCGCCAAACATAGAGCTGCCATTAAGGCTCTTGGTGCAGTGTTTGCAACTTACTTCATTGGTTCAAAAGTAATAGCCGGTTTTAATGCAGCTAGTGCTGCTATTAAAGTCATGGCAGGGAACATTGTAACGAGCTTTAACGCTATTAAAGTGGCAGTGATGACTAACCCGTTTCTTATCGCAGCTGTTGCTATCACAGCTTTGGTCGCTGGATTCGTTGAGCTGTACAAGCATAATAAGAAATTCCGCGACTTTTGCAACGGTATTGCAAAATCCGTAAAAGATGGTTTTGGGGATGCTGTTAAGTGGCTTAAGAACACCTTTGAAAATATGTCTAAAGGTTGGAATAATTTCAAGAAGTCGATTTTAAAAGGGACTGACAACGTTGTTAAAAGCATCAAGAATGGCGCTAAGAAGGTTGGCGATTTCTTTGTAAACGTCGGCAAGACTATTAAGAACGTCATGACCACAATCGGCAAAATCCTAATCTTTGCCAATCCTGTTGTTCTCGGTTTTGCACTGATGTACAAAGAAAACGCTAAGTTCCGCAAGTTTGTTAAAGGCGTTGTTAATATCGCTGGAGACCTTAAGAAAGGTCTTAGCAAAAAGGTTGACGAGACTAAAAAAGATGTTGGCAAAACTTGGGATAACCTCAAGAAATCGACAGCAAAAACTTGGGACGGCATCAAAGACGACACGCACAAAAGTGTTTCAAAACTAGCTGATAACGTCAAAGAAACGCACGATAGAATCCACGACAGATGGTCTAAAACTTGGAACAAGTCGAAAGACTTCCTTTCTGACCGTTGGGATGACATGAATGCTGACACTAAGAAGAAATTTGGCAAGGACTTGAAAGGCTTACTCTTTGATAATCTGGATAAAATTGGAAACAAATTCCAAGAAATTTGGAACGGTATCAAAGATGGCTTTGCTAAAATGTGGGATGGCTTGAAACAACTAGCTGGTGATGGTATCAATGCAGTTATCAAATTGCCGAACGATGGTATCGATGGTATCAATAGTCTAATCCACGACTTCGGTGGACCGAAGAACGCAATCGGTAAAATCCCTAAAGTCAAATTTGCAAACGGTACAGGTTTCTTTAATGGGTATCGAAATGCAATCACAAGACCAACGTTGGCTACACTAAACGATGGCCACGACAGTCCAGAGACTAATAATCAAGAAATGGTTATTTTGCCAAATGGTAAGGCTATCTTGCCACAAGGTAGAAATGCTCAAATGCTTCTTCCGGCAGGTTCAGAGGTTCTTAATGCCAGCGAATTGGCTATGCTTGCAGGTTTAAATAACCGTCAAGCATTTGCTAAAGGAACTGGATTCTGGTCTAAAATATGGAACACATCTACAAACGTGGCAGGTTCGGCTTGGAATGGCTTGAAAGATGGTGTTGACAAGTTTACTAAAATGCTAAGCTTCATCACTGACGCTGTCGCACATCCGATCGATACGCTATCTAAGAAATTCAACCCTAATTCAGATGGTCTAGACGGCATGTTCAAGCATTTAGGTAATGCACTTTATAAGAAGCCAGTCGAAAATGCTAAGAACTGGTGGAAAGAGCTTTGGAGCATGGCTAACGAAAAAGCTTCGCCAGAAGTTCAGGTTGGAGCTATTGGGGACGATTACCAATTCAAGAATAGAGCAGCTGACAGCGGTGCTGACCCTTGGGGTTATTTCTTCAAAGAATGTGTGTCTTTCGTTGCATCTCGTTTGAGCAATCAAGGTGTTAATGCTAGCCTATTCAGTCATCTCGGAAACGGTAATATGTGGCTTAATGCACGAGTTCCACACAGCAGCACACCAAGACCAGGTATGGTTGCGGTCTATGCTAAAAACGGGCAAAACCACGTTTCAACGGTTTCAGGTGTTTCTGGCGATACATTCTCAGGGGAAGAATATAACTACTTAAATCAACACTCTTATCACGCATTTTCTGGTAGACCACTGTCTTGGGTTGATACGTTCCTTGACTTTGGTGTACACGTAGCTGACAAAGCGAAAGAAAAAAATTCACCACTTCGAAAACTCATCAAGGGTCAAGTTGGCGGTATGTTTGACTGGATTGCTAAAATGCTTGCGCCACTAAACGGTGATGGAGGTGACCCTCAAGACAATCCAGCGGGTGGCGAGGTTAGCCGATGGGCAAGCCTTGTTAAAAAGGCTTTGAGAGCTAATGGCTTACCTGACAACGAAGCGTATGCAAATGCTTGGTTACGCCAAATCCAAAGTGAATCTGGGGGGAATCCTAAAGCGGTTCAAGGTGGTTATACTGATATTAATACTTTGACTGGCGACCTTGCGAAAGGACTGGTTCAAACAACATCCCGCACCTTTAACGCTTTTAAATTCGCAGGTCACGGGGACATCTTTAACGGCTACGATAATCTTCTTGCTGGTATTGCTTATGCAAAGTCTCGCTACGGCGCGAACATGCTATCTGTTATTGGCCACGGCCATGGTTACGCAAATGGTGGTTTGGTTTCTAAGAACGGTGTATACGAGCTTGCAGAGGGCAATATGCCTGAGTATGTCATACCGACAGACGTTGCTAAACGTGGCAGAGCTTGGCAATTGCTAAGTGAAGCAGTGGCTAGGTTCGCTGGTGAAGCGCCAGCAGAGCGCCAAACAGGCACAAGCGAATCATCACTTACTAAGCTCGAAGCTAAGTTTGATACAGTAATCAGCTTACTTACTCAACTGGTGGCAAACGGTACCAACCCTATCGAAGTTCGAAACATCATTGATGGTCAAAGCATTTCGAACGGTCTAGCGCCTTATATGCACACAGCTACTAACAATTACGAGCGCAGGCAAGCGCTTCTAGGAGGTGAAATCATTTGACAGGTGTTTCCATCAAGTATAACGATATAGACTGGCTAGAGGTCTTTAATGACCTTGACGGTCAAGCTGTCGTTACAGATGTTAACCGCAACATCGCATCCAATTTTAACAATACTTATCAAGACCAAGGCAATCATCGCTACGGTCAACAATTCTTGTACAACACGCTTTCAGTCAAGCAGATTTCAATCTCTCTTAAGCTGACTGGAAGCAACGCATATTTCAACGAAGTCGCCAATAAGATTGGTGGCTTTTTGAATATGTTCGAACCCAAACGTTTAATTTTTGGAGATGAACCAGATAAAATCTGGGAAGCTATTCCAAGTGGTCAGCCAACATTAACGACTGACAATAGCACATCACCGCCAACTGCTACAATTACAATCACGTTTGACGTGCCTAAATCATATGCTGAAAGTCAAACGCAGTGCTTAGTCGATAATCTAAATAACAGTCGCTATGGTTCGATTACAAAGGTTAGCAACGACCATTACAAGATTAAGCTTAATAATTTTGGTTCGGCAACAGCTTATCCGAAATTTAGGATTAAGCACAATTCGGAAAATGGTTGGGTCGGGATTGTCAAAAGTGCTACAGAATCCTACGAAATCGGAAATCCAGAGGAAGCAGATGGCAAAAATATCAAGAAATCTGAAATCTTGTTTGACTATGTTTCTAACAACCGAATCACCACAGGTTTTCAAGAAGGGGCTAAGAATGTTGCGATTTTGAATGATACGAGCCAAGACATCAACGGTACTTTGTTTCTTGATAATGCTTGGGGACGACCTCACATCGCTTTAGCTGATAGAGGAACTGGAACCAAAGGGAACAGAGGTGGTTCGATTACTTGGGAAATTCCAGCAGACAGCAATGGCGAGAAAGGCTCGCTAAACGAGTACTTTTGGTGGCGTCAAATCTTTTGGCTTGGTTCAGCTAATCAGTATGGTTTTATGAAGATTTGCGTCTCAGACACAGAAGATAAATTCTTGTACGGAGTCGAAACTTTCAAGCGTGCAAGCGGTCTAGGTTGCGAGTACAATTTTATGGTTTCGGACGGCAACGGTGGATACCGCATGCCATTACGTTGGACGTTCACAGGAACGCATTTGGATAGTCAAAATCCATTTAATTCAGAGCGAGGCTGGTCAGACTTGCAACGACGAGACGATGAAATTCAAGTGTTTTGGTGGGGGTCTTATCCACGAATTAAAGCGCCAGAAATTAAAGGACGTAAATCTGCTAAGATTCACGTCTTTTTTGGTGACATGGGTACGAGTCCACAAGTGACTCACATGTATTTGGATAGCATCGTTTATCGAAAAGATTACATCGACGGCTGGGAAGATATTCCAAATCGTTATCGCATGGGGTCAGTGCTAGAAATCGATATGGCAAAAGGTAAAACCTATCTCGATAATCTGCCAACAATGGACGGCTTAGCCTATCTAGCCGAACCTTTTGGGCTAGATCCTGGCGAAAACGAGATAGACATCTATTTTTCAAGCTGGATCACAAAAGAACCAGATATTGAGGTGACGTGGTACGAAAGGAGTGTTTAGATGCAAATTTGGATTCATGACAGCAAGATGAAAAAGATTGTTGCTTTGAACAATAATATTCCTGAAATGCTTCACTATTCGAACAGCGCATGGCATCCATATCTTGATCAAGCTACAAGTACGTTTGATTTTACGATTCCAAAATTTGTTAATGGCAAGTTACACGAAGACATCAAGCTTATCAACGATGAGTGTTTTGTGTCGTTTTACGTCAATGGTTCGCATCAAGTGTTTTACATTGCTACACTGCAAGAAGATGATTTTAATATTCAGTTGACGTGTAACAATACCAATCTTGAATACGCGCTTGAATATGCTAATCCATTTAGCGTTGACAGCGCTCAAACGATTGAATGGTATTTGAACCACATGGATTTATTGTCGTTTGCAGCTGTTGAAATCGGCATTAATGAAATTTCAGACCGCAAGCGAACATTAACCTTTGATTCGCAAGAAACTAAAGCAACACGCTTGCAATCGTTAATGTCTAGTTTCGAAGCTGAATTTGAATTTAAAGTAGATCTTAATCGTGACGGTACGTATAAGCGTATCGTCATTGATATTTATCAAAAATCTGACGAGACACACCACGGAATCGGCTCGGTTCGAGGCGATGTCGTCCTTTATTACGATAACGGTTTAAAAGGCGTGCAAGTTACTAGTGATAAAACCCAAATGTTCAATGCTGGCGTATTCACTGGTAAAGACGGCTTAAGTTTGGTTGATGTTGAAATCTCTGAAAAGAATGCCGACGGTATTGAAGAGTATTACAGCCGAAAAGGCAATGTTTTCTTGTATGCACCACTTGCAATGGCTCGATATCCAGCAACCATGAGGAGCGAAGGGCAAGATAATTGGATTCGTAAAGATTTTACGACTGAATACGAAAATATCAACGATTTAAAAGCATATGCTTTGCGTACATTAAAACAATACGCTTATCCGTTGATGACATATACAGCTAGCGTCCAATCGAATTTTATCGGTCAGTATACCGATTTAAAACTTGGAGACACTGTCAAAATCATCGATAAGAATTTTGCTGGTGGTTTGGCGCTTGAAGCTCGTGTATCGGAGATGATTATCAGCTTTGATAATCCAAATAATAATTCGCTTGTATTTACGAATTATCGCAGGATTGACAATAAACCGACATCGGCTTTGCAATCACGCATTGATAAAGCGGTTGAAGATAGATTGCCTTATCGTATCGAACTAGCGACAACGGGCGGAGTTACTTTTAAAAATAACGAAGGCGAAAGTTTGGTTCAACCACGGCTTTATAAGGGTGGTAAGCCTTTTACTACTGACGTCTCATGGCGTTGGGCGCTGGACGGAAATGTAACAGTCGGCATGCAGTATCTTGTCAAAGCCAAAGATATCACCGACACGGCCGTGTTAACCGTGGCTGGATATGTCGGAAATACCGAAGTAGCCACGACGGAAATCACGTTGACGAATGTCAATGATGGTGCTCAGGGGCCTCAAGGTCCAAAGGGTGACAAAGGTGATGACGGAATTGCCGGTAAAGATGGCGTAGGTTTGAAAACAACAGCCGTTACTTATGGATTAAGCGATTCTGAAACAACACAACCAATAACTTGGACTGCTCAAGTGCCAACATTAACCAAAGGAAAGTACTTATGGACTAAAACGGTATGGACGTACACCGATAACACTTCGGAAACTGGCTATCAAAAGACCTATATTGCTAAAGACGGTAATGACGGTAATGACGGTATTGCAGGTAAAGACGGAGTTGGTATTAAAGCAACCACAATCACTTATGCAAGCTCAACGTCTGGGACAATCGCCCCAACAAGTGGATGGACTAGCGCTGTCCCAAGCGTTCCAGCTGGTAACTTCCTTTGGACTAAGACAGTTTGGGATTACACTGACGATACTAGTGAAACTGGGTACTCAGTAGCTAAAATGGGTGAAAAAGGCGACAAAGGTGACAAAGGTGACAAAGGTGACAGAGGTAACGATGGTATTGCTGGTAAGGATGGCGTAGGACTCAAATATACAAATATCACTTACGGTCTATCAGACAATGATACTATACAACCTTCAAACTGGAGTAGTCAACCGCCGTCACTGGTCAAAGGTAAGTACTTATGGACTAAGACTATATGGACTTATACAGATGATACTAGTGAGACTGGGTACCAAAAAACTTATATTGCTAAGGATGGGTCTGACGGTAATGACGGACTTCCAGGGAAAGATGGCGTTGGTATCAAATCAACAGATATCACTTACGCAAGTTCCACATCTGGTACAATTACCCCTACAAGCGGTTGGACGAGCACTATCCCAAGTGTTCCAGCTGGAAGTTATCTATGGACAAAAACAGTATGGACTTACACCGATAACACATCAGAAACTGGATATTCTGTTGCGAAGATGGGTGAAAAAGGAGATAAGGGAGATACTGGTCCGCAAGGTATCCAAGGACTTCAAGGTCCGAAAGGCGACCAAGGTATCCAAGGCCCTCAAGGTGCAGATGGGCGTACGCAGTACACACATATCGCTTACGCTGACAATGAAACAGGAGGCGGGTTTAGTCAGACAGACCAGACAAAAGCTTATATCGGGATGTACGTGGATTTTACCGAAGCAGATAGCAACGACCCTACGAAATATAAGTGGACAAAATGGCGAGGCTCTGACGGAGCGCAGGGTGTACCGGGTAAAGCTGGAGCAGATGGTAGGACACCATACATACACTTTGCTTATGCAGATAACGACAAAGGCACTAATTTTAGCTTAACCGACAAGAATCAGCAATACCAAGGCTACTACAGCGACTACACACAAGCTGACAGTACAGACTACACTAAATATAAGTGGGTTGACAGGCTAGCGAATGTTCAGGTTGGTGGTCGTAATCTAGCGCAGGGAACTAGCAAAGACTGGTCTAATCCGTATACAGGATTTTCAGGAGTTCAGAACACTTGCATTAACCTGTACAAGGTACTTATTGACGGTCTATCAGTTGGTGATACCTTAAAATCACGAATCGTCCTTAAATATACCAATATTTCCCCAGCAAGTGGAAAGACAGCAACTATTTGGCTACAAGGTAATGGTGATGTAACTGGATGGAATGCTGGCGCTTACAACGGTAGCCCCGCTAAACCTATAAGCGGAAGCGGAGAAATGGTTTTTGAGCATGAATTTAAAATCACAGCTGACCACTTAAAAAATAATAACTGGAATTGGCAATTTCGTACAGATTATATTGCCAGCGGTTCATTACAATGGAAACTTGCTAAAGTCGAAAAGGGTACAGTCTTTACTGGTTGGTCACCTGCTCTAGAAGACACCCAAGAACAAATTGATAGCAAAGCAGACCAAACTCTAACTCAAGACCAGTTGAATGCGTTGGCTGAAAAGAACAACATTATCAAAGCCGAAATGGAAGCCAAGGCAACCATTGACACTGTTAATCAATGGATTACAGCCTATCAAAACTACGTTAACGCTAACGATGCAGACAAAGCTAGATCGGAACAAGCTTTGAAAGACGCTTCAGAACGAATCTTGGGGATTAGATATGAAGTCGATAATTTGAAAGTTGTTTGGGAAGCAATTGATACATACATGAGCTTTCAAAATGAAGGTTTAGTCATCGGAAAAAAAGACGGTTCGGCTTATGCTAAGTTTAGCGACGATAGAATCAGCTTGTTCTCTGGAAGTAGCGAAGTGATGTATATCTCACAAGGTACGTTAAATATTGCTAACGGTATTTTCACAAAAACTATTCAAATAGGACGTTTTAGATTTGAAACACACCCAGCAGATGCAGATATGCTGGTCGTAAGATTCGTAGGGGGTTAATATGGCAACAGCTCAATTCAGTGGACAATATGGGAAAAATATGTCGCTTGAATTAAAGGCAGAGGTTACAGGTCAAAATTTTGCAGGTAACTATAGTTCTGTACGTGTCACCGCTTACTTGCATACAAATGGCTATGCGTCATTGTGGGGCGTAAGTGCTGATGCTACAATCACAATCAATGGTGGTGGTGCTATTGAGCACCCTGCTATCAATATTGGTACTAATTCAACACAACAAATCTGGGACCATACTTATGACGTCGGTCACAATGATGACGGTTATAAAACTGTTGGGGTCATGTTATCTGTTGCAATTAATGCTGGTGGCTATGGAAGTTCGATGGTCGCTTTTGACATTCCTCTTCCAACTATTCCCAGAGCTAGTTCAGGAAGCGTCACATCTGGTGACTTAGGAACACCTGTCAATATTTCAATTGACCGCAAAGTTAGTACGTTTAAGCACACTTTAAGATACGACTGGAACGGTATCACAGGAACAATAGCAAGCAATGTTGATACATCATACAACTGGACTTTACCGCTTGATTTTGCCAGTGCAATCCCAAATGCTACTTCATCTTGGGGGCGTGTGTTCATCGATACTTACAACGGTTCTACAAAAATCGGCACAACTGAAGCTACGTTTACAGGTAACGTACCAGCTAGCATAAAACCAACACTTTCCAGCGTAACGCTTGCAGATACCAATACAGCAGTTAAGAACCTATTAAACACAGCTAACACATTCGTACAAGTTTTGTCAAACGTACAAGTGACATTCAACGGAGCTAGTGGTGCTTATGGTTCAACAATTTCAAGTTATCGTGCTGAAATCTTGGGGAGAAATCAAAACACAAATTCAAATAACGGGCTGCTCGGAATGATGAATTTTAACGGTGCCGTTACAATCCGTGCGACTGTTACTGATAGCCGTGGGAGGACATCAGACCCAGTTGACGTCCAAGCTACAGTACTTGAATATTTCACCCCGCAATTATCGTTCTCAGCTCAACGAAGTGGCTCTGGAAACACAACCATTACAGTAATGAGGAACGCAAAAATTGCACCTTTAGTTGTTGGGGGTAATCAAAAGAACACGATGAAGCTGACTTTCAAATACAAAGAACATTCGGCTACAAGCTTCACAACAGACACAGGAAGCGCAGGCGGAACGTGGACGACTGTAAGCAATTTGACTAATTCGAGCGCAAATTTAGGAGCAACTTTCAGTGTTTTAAAAAGTTATGACATAATTGGCACGATTGAAGATTCTTTCACAAGTTACGAATTCTTGGTTACAATCGGAACTGAGAGCTTTCCACTTGCTCTAAAAGTGGACAGAATGGGTCTCGGAAAGTTGCCTGAACAGTCCGGTATCATCGATAGCGCTTGGCAATATTACTATGATAATAAACCTATCCAACACCACAAGTTAACTTACAACGGTGGTACAGCTATTCTGTTAGATGAAGGTACGGACTTAGATAGCGTTACCAAATGTGGATTCTACAACGGTTATAATCTTTTACATGCCCCAACTGGGTCTGGTGCCAACGGTTGGCAATATATCAGAGTAAGCCAGCACACGCACAGTGCAAACTATATTTTGCAAGAAGCTATTGATTTTAATGGAGTTGTATCAGCTTATCGAGTGAAAAGCGGCGGAACTTGGAAACCTTGGCAATATTATGCTGTTCAAAACACAGTCGCCAATTTTACCGCAGTCAATCAGACTAAGGTTTATACAGGTATTATCAATGGGCCATACGGATTTAATATTGCTGTAACACGTTCCGGAAACGTAGTGACAGCAACAATGGATTATATTCACCGCTCAAATACGAACTGGTATGGTACCGCTAACGAAACCATACCAGTAGGCTGGAGGCCTGCAAGCCAAGCGATTATCAACGCTATTGGTGAAGGTGGTGGCGGAACTGGAGCGACACTATTTAATGGTAGCTATGTTCACTTGGCATATAAACCAGACGGTTCTATCAGTGGCCGTATCAAGTTGGAAGCTAATCCGCTTTGGTTTGGTGCTACAATCTCATGGATTACAACAGACCCATTCCCTGCTGGGTAGAAAGGACAAAATATGGATTTAAAATTTAGCTCAAAATCACAAGAATTCGAACTAGACGGATCGGTTAAAGGTACAAAAGTGATCTTGTCAAATGACGATGGTGCAATTTACCCCGTTTTATTAGAAGCCGACAAGATTGGCTTGACTAATACTGAACTAGAAAAGCTAGCTCTTGACGTGATTTATCAAAAGAATTTCCCGCAACGTGCTGAAAATGAGAAGTTTGCTGAAATTACAAAAGATCTCGCTAGCTACAAAGGAAATTCAGAAGTAGCACAAGCCACTTTGTTAGATATTGTCAGTCAACTTTACGACAAAGGGGTGCTGGCTGATGAAACTACTGCACAAAATTAAAGACGAAATAGAAAGAGTGACAGATATGATGATTAAACTTTATGCAATAAATATTATTTCAGGAAACTATCAATACTCAAAAGTACCAAAATGCTTGAAACCAAAAGTTAAAGCTCAAATTGCTCTCATGGTTGAAGATGACGAACTTTTAGCTGAATTGACTAAAGAAGAAACTGCTGAATAACAACTTAGGAAGCGAGAGGAGATTATGCATGTTGAAATTTTAACAGGAATATTCTCGTTGATTGCAAGTTTGGTTGGCACATTTGGCGGTATTTTAACGAGTACTAAGCTAACCAACTATCAAATCAACGAGCTTAAAAAACAGGTCGATAAACATAACAGTGTCATCGAACGTACCTTTAAGCTGGAAGAACACAGCAAGTATGTTGATGAACGCATCACACGCTTGGAAAGCGAGGTTGAGAAATGAAAAATTATTTTGAAAAATTGGGAGTTAAGGTTTTGAAAACCATGGCACAATCAGCAGTTGGTGTCATCGGTGCTAGCACGTTAATTTCACAGGTCGATTGGAGAGTGGTTGTTTCAACCGCTCTTTTGTCTGGTCTCGTTTGTGTGCTGACTAATTTGTCTGATTTGAAGGAGGAAGATGTCGATGAAGATTAAACGATTATTAGCAGGAGCACTTTTGAGTGCTAGCTTATTGTTCCAGTCTGTTGCTTATGCGGCTGTCGGGGATCAAGGTGTAGACTGGTCACGATACCAAGGCGCTAACGGTGTCTTCGGTTACAGTCATGACAAGTTTGCAATTTCTCAAATTGGCGGTGTCAATGGCGGTGGTATATATGGACAATCAACGTATGAGACGCAAGTTGCATCAGCAATTGCACAAGGCAAGCGTGCACATACTTACATCTGGTATCAGGTCGGCGGAAACGCAAGTCTTGGTGAGCAAGTGTTAAATACATTCTTACCACAGGTTCAAACACCAAAGGGCTCAATTGTAGCGCTTGACTATGAAAGTGGTGCTAGCCCTGACAAGCAAGCGAATACTAATGCTATTTTGCACGGCATGCGTATGATTAAAGCTGCAGGCTATACACCTATGTATTATTCAGGCAAGCCTTATACAGTAGCTAACGTGTATGTTGACCAAATCATCCGTGAGTTCCCTAATTCGCTTTGGATGGCTGCTTATCCGAATTATGCAGTAACACCAACACCGAATTACAATGTCTTCCCAAGCATGGACGGGGTAGCAATTTACCAGTTCACATCGACTTATATCGCAGGTGGACTTGATGGTAATATTGACTTGACTGGTATTACCGACAATGGCTATACTAAGAACAATAATCCAGAAACCCAAACACCAGCAATTAATCAAGGTCAACAAGCAGACAATACACCTAAATCAGATATTGCTGCAGGAAATCAAGTCAAGGTTAAGTTTGGTGCTAATACATGGGCGACTGGTGAAGCTATTCCAAATTGGGTTAAAGGTCGTACATATAACGTAGCTCAAGTATCTGGCGGTCGTGTGTTGCTAGCTGGTATCAACTCATGGATTAATAAAGCAGACGTTGAAATTATTTCAGTTTCATCTGCGCCAATTCAAGCGCCAGCAGTCGGAACATACACAGTCCGAAGTGGCGACACGCTTTCTAGTATTGCTGCCAAATTTGGTACTAGCTACCAAGCGCTAGCAAGTTTGAATGGTATTTCAAACCCAAACCTTATTTACGTTGGACAAGTATTGCGTGTTAACGGTTCAGCAAGTACTGGTTCAGTTTACTATACAGTGCGTGTTGGGGATAACCTATCAAGCATTGCAAGTCGTTACGGTACTAGCTACCAATCAATTGCTAGTCTCAATGGTCTAACTAATCCAAACTTGATTTACGCAGGTCAAACACTTAAAATTAAATAACAAACACTTTAACACCCCTAGCCTTTGCGGTTAGGGGCTTTTTTGGTATAATAAAGATGAGGAAACAAGACTTGACTCTTGGCTCATGATGAGTTTATGGCTAGCTTTTGCTAGCCCTTTTTTTTGTGCAAAAAAATAGACCACACGCTCGTGGTTTTTTATTGGTTATGACCAGCTAAATTAGTTAACCAGATAAGTATTTGACCAGCTGTACGTGGTCAAAACCAGCTAATTACCAGCTTACGTGGTAGCCCAAAAACGTTGATCTATAAGCTTTTATAAGCAATATATAATATATAACCACTAAATATAATATATAATATTTATTTATTTAGTTTATTTAATATTTATATATTATTTTTATTTTATTTATAGATAGAATTTTTTTGGTCGTGTGGTAACTTTAGAAAAAAATAAAAAAATATCAAAAAAAGTTTATAAAAAAGGTTGACAGCATATAATACATGTACTATAATATACTTGTAAGATAAAGAAAGACGAAAGAGGCATTTAAAATGAAAATTACAAACAAATCAGAACTTTTCAAAGCAGCATGGAAAATGTGCCGCGTAAACAAGATCACTTTTTCAGAAGCGTTGAAATACGCTTGGGGCATGTACAAAACTTTCCTACGCAATGAAATTAAAAAAGCTATCAAACCATCTAAAAAAGATAAAGAACTTGGTAAAGCTATGGTTTGGGCACGCATGAACGTTTCTAAAACAATTGTAAATTGGGATTTTGACGAATGGAAAACATTCGCTAACGAGCATAAAACAGAAGGAACAATTTGGCAACTAGCTGCTAAATTCGCACGTATTCAAGACAGCGAATTTTATTCTTTTTGCTAACGAGCAGTAAATATGAAAGATTTAACTGGTAAAAGATACGGAAGATTAATTGTTGTCAAAAAAACCGGTAAAAAAGCACACGGCAAAGAAAATGTTTATCTGTGCAAATGCGATTGTGGTAACACAGTCGAAGTACGCTCTGGCTTATTAAGTCAAGGACGAAAAAAATCGTGTGGTTGCCTTTACAGAGACACAAGACTTTCGAACATGGATAGGTTGAACAAAGCCAAAAAATATGTTGACGGCGTTCACGTTGGAGCTTTTGATGGACGTTTTAATAAAAATAATACGTCCGGCTTCAAAGGCGTCTCGAAACATAACGGCGGATATAGAGCAAAAATAACTGTAAAAGGTCATACATACTACGGAAAAACTAGAACAACAAAAGAAGAGGCATATAAAGACCGTTTAAAATTCGAAGAAAAGCTATTGCCAAAAAGAAAGGGAAAATAATGACAGAACAACTAACCGCCCAGCAAAAAGCTACGAAGAAATGGAACGAAAAGAATAAAGAACGCCGCAATTATTTAAGCAAGCGTTCAGCAGCTCGAAGCTTTATTCGCAATAATGCGACAAAGGATGATTTACTAGAATTAAAAGAGTTAATCGAAGAAAATTTAAAAAAAACATGGTAAAAATGCTTGACAATATATATTACATGTACTATAATATACTTGTAAGATAAAGAAAGAACAAAAGAGGTAAATGAAATGAAAACAATTAAATTTAACAACAAAGTCGTAGCTGTACCAGCTGAAACAATCGTGGAATATTTGGAATATCGCAAAATTAATAAAGAACTTGAAAAAGGTTACAGCGAAGGTCTTAACCAAGCGCAAGATAATCTGGCTCAAAATATTATGATTTGGGCAAACGACATCGCAGACCTCAATACTAGTTTGCCAGAACTTGAACCAGAACTCGAAAAACTCGCTTTTGAACTTATCTAATAAATTATGTTATACTATAAGTACCTCTTTCGAGGTACTTTTTTTATCTTACAAATTGCACCCGGTTTTTTTCGGGTGCTTTTTAATGCAATAAAAAAAGCCTTGTCCAAAAAAGCTTAAGGCGGGGAATTGGCGGGGACGAGTGCTAGAAAGCGCGGTATATCAAGCTTTTTACTTTTCTAGTAAAAATTTGATATTAGTGAAAATATCGTTAAATCAAGCTTTTTGAGTACTTTTGTCTAGTTACGCAAACGTTTGTGTAAAGTAAAAATTAACCAATTTTTTAACTTCATGTGACTAAAAAAAAACCAC